GACATCGCAGCAGTATATTGCTTGCGACGTAGGCTCATTCGCCCGTGGCTGGCCTTTTGCTTAAAATACTCAGCAAAACTCATCTCATATTCACGCTGACATGCTCGGTTTAATGTGTCGTAGCTTACCCCGAGGATTGCAGCCTGTTCCTCTCCCGTACAGTGAATAGCACACATTTTGTCTACCTGATCCCAGTCTATCGGTATGCGTGGTCTAGCCATTCGCCACCTCCAGTGGTCGTTCAAGCTGTACAGTTTTGCCTGTGAACGATTGCCAGCGATCTACAATGACATCGCAGTATTTCGGATCTAATTCCATGACAAAACAATTCCTACCAGTCTGTTCTGCTCCTATCAGCGTGGAGCCTGACCCGCCGAACAAATCCAAAACATTCACAAGTCGAATGTGGTTGCCAAACGCCCTGACTGCCAACTCCACTGGCTTTTGTGTCGGGTGAACGTATCCGTGATCTTTTTTGACTGACCACAAATCGCTTTCGTTTTTTATTGCCTCATCAATTTTGCCATTGAATAGGCAGAACTCGTGCTGGTGTCTATAACCCGCCCCCATGCCAAAGAAATTCTTTGCCCATACAATGCACGTTTTGAAAGGCAACATTTCCTGCAATAACCCGTAAAAATTCCAGTTGCACCACACATAGTAAGCCCTTGGATCTACATACGTTATTATCGAGCAAACCTGCTTGATGAAGTCTCTAAACTCACCCTCACTCAAATTGTCGTTTTTTATAACCTCATGCTTGCCGCTGCGACCGTTGAACGCCACATTATAAGGCGGGTCGGTAAACACCATGTCGGCCTTTTGCCCAGCCATAAGTTTGTCCACGTCATCGATACTCGTAGAATCGCCGCACATCAGTCGATGGTTGCCCAATATCCAGACATCGCCTCGCTTGGTTATAGGCTCCTCTGGCGCTTCTGGAACCTCATCCTCGTCAGTCAGCCCTTCTACAACTTCAGGCTCCAGAATGGTATCCAACTCAGTCGGTTCGAACCCCGTAAGGTCTATGTCAACGTCTAGCTCTTTCAGCCGCTCAATCTCTACCGCTAACAGGTCGTAATCCCACCCCCCGTTCTCGGTCAGTTTGTTGTCTGCTATCACATACGCCTTTCGCTGCGCCTCTGTCAGCCCTGCTAGCGTGATGGTGGGCACCAACTCCATCCCTAGCTTCTGTGCCGCTGCGAGCCTACCGTGGCCTGCAATGATGCCATTGTGCTCATCTAACAAAATTGGATTGTTGAACCCAAATTCCTTGATGCTCGCCGCCACCTGCGCCACCTGTTGCTCACTGTGGGTGCGCGGATTGTTTGCATACGGTATAACGTCCGTCGTGGCTATGTATGCCACCTCAAGATTCTGATTCATTTCTTAGTTGCTCGCCTAACTGCTTTGCGCTCTGCCTCAGTGTATGAAGCCTTGCCTTGGCCCTTCTTGGTAGCTTTGTTCTTTGCTCTCGAACCCGCTGCCTTCTGTCCAGATGAGAGACTATCCCGCGCAGCCTTTGGCAGATACCGCCCTTGCCCTTTCTCCCCCACATAATCCCAATCTTGATCCGTCCAACGGCTCAGTGACGTTTGCTTTTTTGGGCCTTCGTACTTGCCGCCCATGTCTTTGTAGTATTTGACAGCCAGTTGCGCAGCCCTGCCAGACCACTTGCCGCCCATCTTTCGCATGGCTTTAGCTTTGGCCCTCTCCCATATCTCTGGGTTCTTTCTTTTCGCTGTCTCTGCCATCAGTTGTTGAAACTCTGCTTGGTTCTGCCTGGCGTGTCGTGTCGCTCGATCATGCTCTCAAGGGCGCGAATCTTACGCTCTGGCGGTAGCTCGTGATAGTAAAACAGTCGTCTGCTCGATGCCGTATGCGTTGCACCAGTCTGCACCTCGCCATTGGGCATTGTATGCACTTGGCCTGCGTAGATAGTGCCGTCACGGTTGAACAGTAAAACACCTCTCATTTTGACACCTGCTTAGTCTTTTCGTAGGTTCTCATCGCGCCCAAGCCAAGCATCCCCATCAAAACGGGCATCATCGTGTCTAGGGCGACCAGTGGAATAGTCACATCTATCTCCATCAGTGCTAGGACGAAGTTGGCAAAGGGTATGACCATGAAGTTGCCAGCCATCCCCAAGACACACACCCAGCCGACTGCTGGCCTCCAGCCTGCCACGAAGAGGTTTCTGTTCGCTGCCTCTACCTTGTTGACCTCAAGCTGCGCCTTTGCGTTCTCATTGGCGTGACGCTCTGCCATGGTCGCTATCTCGTGCGCCAGCTTCGCCTTTTGATCTTTGTCCTCGATGAACTCAGACAGTAACCCAGTGACAGGCCCGACAAGCTCTTTCACGATGCCTAGACTCATATCTCAGCCCTCACTCCCTTGATGGTTAGATAGAACTCTTTTCCGACCACATCGAAGAACTCTGCCAAGGTGTCTTTGCTGTTATACACCGCTGGCTCTAGCGCATCAGAGACAAAGCTGTTGCCGACTCCAATACACCCCTCAACGTCGTGCGGAAAGTTGGCAACGTGAAACAAGATAAACGTGCGATCTGGCACGTCCATGATCTGCACAACGTCTTTGAATCTGTTACCACTGAACGGCTGGCAAGTGTAATCGCCTTCGGGAATGCAAGAGACGTTTGGCCTGTTATCTAGCCATGGCCTCTCGATGGTGTAGCAGTTCCAGTCACCCGCCCACATGCGACCAAGTGTTCCACTGTCTAGGTATGCAAAACGCTCCAAAAAAACCATTTGCCGTCCTTGTTTTGGGATCTGCAATGTGCTAGATGGCGATTATACCCATATTATTTACAAAAAAGGCAAAAAAAACTGCTCCACCCCTGTTGTATCTGTAAACCTTTGGTGTACAATGATCCCATCAACAACGAGGAGCTACCATGAAATTCGAAATCGGAAACACCTACACGACACGAAGCGCTTGCGATCACAACACCATCGTTACCGCTGAAGTACTGAAACGATCTGCTAAGTTCGTGACAGTCAAAACACAAATGGAAGAATCTAAGCGATGCGGCATTCTTGTGATTGATGGCGTTGAAACCATCAAGCCTTGGGGTTCTTTCTCCATGTGCCCAATCATACGAGCCGCGTAAGCGGCCTAAGGTGATCACATGAAACTACGTTACCCACTCGCCCTTCTGTTGCTTGGTCTGATTGCTTGCGTCAGCAATAACGACTTCGAGAATGAGCTACAGCAAGAACGTATTTATCTCGACGGTGTTTGTACCGGTATCCACGGGGATTATCTCAACCTTCAGCCGACTTGCCCACGAGCTTGATGATTTCTGGCTCCACACCCTCTGGCATCTCTGCTGGGGGGTTTGGGTCATCTTCCATGTCGATCAGTTCAGTAACGACAATCGTGACCTGACAGTTTTTGGGTAAATCCTCCACGATCACACTAGGCATCGGCCCTCTCCTCGATAAATCGTTCACGTTGAACCAACTGCGCTAAATCCCTGCAAGCCTCTTCGAGCAATAGAATGTCCTTTGTGTGGCTGTACTCAGTCAGCAGATTGACCACCCGCCCACTGAGGTAGTTCAGATTGTTTGCGACGATGTACTCCCACGGCTCTATTTCTTTCATCATGGGTAATCTACTTGATGTATCTGGCCCCGCCACTCGTACTCTCCAGCTTTATGCACCTTGACGAACTCTGGCATCAGTAAGAAGTTATCACGAATGTTGAGCACGACGAAGCCACTCACCCAGTTTTTTGGCCCGTCTTCCGCATAGTCGAATGTCGGTTGGTTAGGGTCTGCCATCGTTCCACACTGAATCCCGTATCGGTGTCCGGTGTAGTCAGTCCAGGACTTGCATTCCATCTGGTGTGTATGGCCCGTGACCATCGTAACGCCACTTTTGAGGGCGTTGTTGTATCCTGCGTGAACACCACCGTTGAATCTATGCTTAACGACTATTGGACGCTCTGCGCCCTCAACCCACAAGCTCAGGCAAAATTCCCAGTTGCTGAAATGATCCCGCAAGGTGAATCCTGGGACACCTTTGAACTGCGGCAAAAGGTCTGCCAGCCTCATATCAAATCGAGCGTCGTGATTACCTAAGCACCAGTATCGCTCCGCGCTCGGCGCTGCCTTTTCGATCTCCTCTAACCTCTGCCGTACCGTGTTCAGTTCTTGTTCGACGGTAGGTCTTTCCTCCCACCCCAGTGGTGGATGCCTGCTGATACTTGCACCATCGAGCAAGTCACCATTGAGAATGATTACGTCTGGCTGTAGTTCTTTGGCTAGTTTGACGAAGGCTAGGTGGGCAGTGGTGACGCTGTTCGCTTCGTAATGTGCATCTGAGCCGATCAATATACACATCGAGTTATCAACGGTTATCGACTTTCTGATCGTCCTGCGGGGCTTTCCGCTACGATCTAAGTGAGCGGGGACGTTTAACGGTCTACCTAACTGCCCCTCCACAGTTCGTCGCTTCTGGTAGACATTCCTGACACTTATGTCGTACTTCAACGCCATACCCGAAGCGCCCAAGCGCTCAAAGTCGAGTGCGAATACGTCTGGATCAGTCGGTAACTTTCTCTTTGCCATAGCCCCCTCTGCGAGCGTATGAGTTACAAACGTGCGCGAATATCAGCGCCTTGAGTTTACTGTCCGATTCTGTCTTCTGTTCTGCTTCCCAAACTTGCTTGGCTGCTGCGTCCATGGCCCTCACCATGTCAACCGCAATAGCCCTTGGGCTTCTCATCTCCGTTCACCAATTCTGCGCTCATGCGCTTTGATCTGTTCTTCCCAGTCTGCAATCATCTCACGATAATCCGATGCGTAAAACTTAACTGGATCTTTCTTTGTGGACAGCATGTATTCCACCGCATCTCTCCCGTACCAGTCCATCATCCACATTGTGTACTGGGCTTCTGCGCTGCCATGCTTCATGCCAAAACCGTTACACCCTCGACACTGGGGGTGCACATTCTGTTCTTCAAGCGCCCACCTCGATGATGAACCCTTGGGTATAAAGTGCCCGCCGTCCATCTCTTTGTAATGCTGAACCTTGCCGCATGATACACAAGACGCGAAGCCCGACTCATTCGCCGCGCTGATTCTGGCGAGTCTTTGCAGCGTTTTCAATGCTTTGGCGCGTAAAGTTGCCGAGGTGGGTTTCTTTGGCATCAGACGATTCTGCGCTGATTAGCCTGCTTGGTTCGCTCTGCGTCGAACATCAACTGCCCAAGCATGATCTGCTTCTTCAACTTCTCAGCGTTTAGGTTGGCTAACTGGACTGCCCTGTAATGACTGGCCCACTCTCCCCCTGATCTTGTTTCTGTTTGCGCCTTAGCAGCACTTGCCCCTGCATCCATGTGCGCCTTCTGGACAGATGCTTCATAAGACTTGAAAGTTGTTTCTGCTTCAATGGCTTCCCGACTCGCTCTCTCCCACTCGTTTATACGCTCACTGAGTTTCGTCAGTATTGCATCCATTCGATCCATTTCTCTCTCCCACAGATGACATTTAGTGGGGTTTGGTGACCCTCACTAGATTTAGTCTGTATCAATAGGCTGTATTTTCATCCAAGCATTTTCCGGTATATGGAGGCTGCCTCAGACCTGACCCACTCCCCAATCTATCTTGAAACAGAGGGGGAGGTTTTTGTCACCATTAACGGATGTTCGATTTGGCGCTCCCACTAATGCGCCCAGCTTCTATCAAATTGTCTTTGGTCGTTATGCTCAACGGGTCAACCACCCGCACCCTTTCGAGCCTCTGCCACTTTCGTGGAGCGAAAAAACTATTTGTCCGGTTTGTTGTCCGGTTTGAATGGGCCAGCCCCCACAACAACGGGGAGGGGGGAGAGTATGGGGACTGACCGCTAATCGTAGAAAACATCAGGTCTGAGTTGTTCGCGTGTAACCTCACCCCTAGTCAACTTCTCCAACTTTACCACATGAATAGCAGGAACTCTGCTTTTCCACTTCTGGATGTGTTGACCAGTAACACCACACTGTCGGGCGATTTCAGCCTTTGACCCGACAATCTCAACGACTCTTTTGAATGCTTCCGTTTCCATAGCGCCAACAATACAGACACACTCATAGTTTGCAAGAAATAAATACAAAAAAAGTTTGCTGAAGTGCTTGTATAGGTAAACTGGCGGTGTATAATTGACACCAACAACAACGGAGAACGAGATGTTAGTACTTGATAGACCAATTGAATCTGATATGCGATGGCAGGCAATGTGGGGTGACGCTCCCCTCTGCACTTATTGCGACGGAGAACTCCGCGATCTGAATGATGACGGACACAAGTGTCTAGTCTGCCCAGCCTGCGATCTTGGCGAACCCAAGGACAACGATACTTTGTTCAACCTTCACCTCTACGGTATGACTGAATGCTCTGGGTTCGAGAATGGCCTAGTTTCTGAGTCCCGCGCCGATATGTTCGACCTACAGTTGTGGTGGGAGCAAAACCTGCACTGGACACTGTCAAAGATAGTCAACGGCATTCACAGACCTGCCGACGTGCGCGATAGCAACGCTGCTGGTCAGTACTTTATTTGGTATCGAGGCAATCAGATCGGCTGCTTGACGGAGAAGTTTAATGGGTCGCGTTAAATCCGAAATGTTCGAAGATGATCTGGGGCCAGACGATGAGCTAGTCCCACTCCCCTATTCACAAGTTCTGGACAACATCCAGCGCTGTGATTTACCACTGAACTCGGTCGAGCGTTACGAGTACATGCAAAACCAACTAAACCAACTAAGAGGATTGATGAATGGAATCAGAACCAACACTGATTAGCGCACTGGTGAAGGCGCAGTCTGAAATGTCTCATGCGGCATTTGACCAAACTAACCCACACTTCAAGAGCAAGTTCGCCTCTCTCAAGAGTGTGATCGACGCAGTCAAGCCTGCGCTCAACGCGAACGGAATAGCGTACGTCCAAAGGTCTGTCCCAATGGATCAGGGTATTGCGGTTGAGACTGTGTTTCATGGGCACGGTGAGGAGTTAAGAACAGGCCCCGTCCCCGTACCTATCGACCGTGAAAACGCCCAGGGCTTCGGGTCAGCGTTGACCTATGCCAAAAGATATTCTCTTGCGATGGCTTGCGGAATATCTGCCGACGAAGACGACGACGGGAACGCAGCAGCTAAAGCCCCACCAAAGAAGCGTGGACAGTCTGTGTTGCGAACCGTGATCGAAGAGGAAGGCATACAAGTCGATAACGCAAAGCGCGATCAGTACGCGACAGCCCTCGTCAACTGTGTTCAACAAGCAGATGAGGCAGGCATCAATGAACTCATCGAGGAGCTAAACACCGATAACGACATGAAGATAGCTGTGTGGAATGAACTACCTAGCGGGGTCAAGACATCAATCACAAAGATGCGAGGAGAGAAGAAGTGAAACCCAAAAGAGGATTCGCAAGGGAGATATACGAAATTGTGCAAGCTGACGGGCCTTTGGCTTACAACGGCATCCATGAGCGTCTTCGCAAGCGCAAGGTTCGCATGTCAAAAAATCAGGTGAAGCGTTGCTTAATCAACATGCAACAACGCCGTCAACTCGTTAAGTCAGGCCAGCACTACAACAAGTTTGTGGTTGTTCCGTTTGAAAATGGTCTGGTAGACGAAGATGTATATTCAGTGACTGAGATGGTTGACGAATGGAACGAAGGGGGTCGAGAGGCTTACGCTAAGGCCAAAACGTCCAACCCAGCACCAAACCCCTCTGTTGCAGAGAAAACGCCTGAGAGCGATCAAATAACGCCCACAAACGGCTTAATTGATGATAGAACTCTTGGGGAGTTGAAACAAAGCATCTTGGTGAAAGCAATCACACTGGCGGGGATGCTGTCGGTAATAGCAATCGTGTCATCAGTCACTGCTGTATTAACAATCAATTTTTTGGGGTTCGCATGACAGAGAAAGTATTTGCCAAAGGTTTTTATGTGAAAGCGCCGAGCGAGAAAGCGCCGGAGTTTGTAAAGTTTGGAATGAGCATTAAGCGGCAGGAAGCCATGGAGTGGCTTCAAGGTATGCCAGACCAATGGATTAACCTGCAAGTGAAGGAAGCGAAATCTGGCAAGTGGTATGCAGAAGTAGACACATGGAAGCCGGACGCTCGCAAAGCTCGTGTCGATTACACCCCACCCTCTTCTCCACCGCAGGACGACTACGAAGACGACATTCCGTTCTGATACCATTACCAGGCGGGTGATTCTGGGCAGGCGAGCGGCAGCGTCAGCCTCCCTTCGGGGTTCGAGAGATAGATCACTTGCCTTGTGACCCGCAATCATTCACGCATCAAAGTGATCGACTGCCGCATATTAGGGGAATCTATGAATAAGCAAGAATTCACGGCTCTGTACTTGCAATGGTTCGCACTTCATCCATTCAAGAAGCGAGACTGGGAGGAACTTGGTAAGGTGCATTACCAAGCCTTCGGAAAAGAAAGCGTTGCGCTGATGACTGAGGCGTTAGGTCAGTTGACGGAGGAACTAGACCACTTCCCGTTACCCAAGGACATTAGGTCGAAACTTAACAAGTTGTCATCAAGCAAAACCGAGGGTGGTGGAGAGAAGACCAACAGCACGTCTGAGAGCGAGGAGATAGCCACCAGACTGCTAGAATATAGGCATGGTGTGCAATACGATGGAGTGACAGTGAAACGCCCTGAGAACGTCCCTGCGTGGATTGAGCAGCTAGTTGATCGTGTAGACAATGAACTGGGTGTCCAGTACCCGCTTAAAGCTAAACTGGGTACTCTAGGATTCATGGTGGTGCAGACTGAGGGCAGACGATGAATGACGCCGTCAAGAAATTTCTTGAAGAGGGTGGGAAGATTCAGCAGCTAGAACCTGGGGTCAAGCGTGACCTCAATATCTGCATGAATTGCAAGTGTGTCTTTCCGGCAGAAGATCTTAGCAAGGGGAGCCAGAGAAGATGCAAGAAGTGCTTTCAGAGGCATACGGGTTTCAAGGAGACAGGTTCTTCAGGGCCATCAAGGCGCAAGAAAAACTGAGAGAGAAGTACCTAGCCTATCGACTAGCTGAGATCACTGCGCCCTTTTCTGAGGCTACAAAACGGCAGATATGGGAATGGCAAAAAGAGGGTTATGGCACTCGTCGAATCGCTGACAAGCTAGGGGTGACGCAGTACAAGGTCAAAGCTCTCGTTAACCGTGTTAGCTGGCCTGCCCCCACCAATCTATCTTAATTGTTCCACGTGGAACTATTCGCCCTCTTCGCTATCCGCGCCCTGCATCTCTTCTTTAATTTGCTGGGCATGGAACATAATGTTCTGCTCTGCCTCTTGTTGAGCAAGAATTAGCCTGACAACCTCAGACCGTAACTCCATGATCCTGTTCGCTCGGATCTTAGAATCTGAGCTTAGTTCTTCTTCTGTATATTCCACACCATCAATCGTTATCATACAGACCTCTTGTTAGTTAACGGTGAGCGCATAATAGCTAATTATGCAAACACTTCAATGATTATGAATATGGCCCCGACTGCGATTATAGATCCAGTTATGAGAGTGAGCGTCCCAACGGCTATTTGCTGCATCAACATCTTGCGTTGTTTCTTCCTCCTCGCCAGATAAGCCAAGTGCTTTTTCCTCTGCTCCTCTTGGTTGGCTCTCATGTCTCTCCAGGACTGTAATAGTTCAGGGTCGAGCATAGCGAGGCAGTCCTCGATAGACTTCTGCTGCCGTTCAAATGATTTTCTTATTTGAGCCAGTCTGAGCATTTCACCGGACGAAAGGGGGGTGAATGTGGATGCCTTCTTATTCGCCTCGAACTCATCTAGGGCTTGCAGGAAATCGGCGCACATCACATAGAGTTGTTGCACGCCAGAGCCGGTCTCGTTTACTTTTGAAACGACCGCATTGATGGCGTTGAGCGCGGCTGAACACGCCGCCACCGACTCCAGGATCACTGAAGGTGACTCATTAAGATGGATACAACAGCAGTCGCGGCAGAAGCAACCACCAGCCACGCCAGACGTTCCCATCGCGCAGCGTGCGCATCAGTGACCTTGCGAAGCTCTCGAAGTTCAACCAATGCCTCACCCCAGCGTTGGGCACACTCAGCTTCGTGCTTGGCTATCTTTTCAAGTGCCTGCTCTGCTCTGTCCATCTCTCACCCCCTAGTTTACCAAGGCACACCAGTAGCCGTGTCTGGCGTGATTTGCGCGTCGATATTTGCTTGCAATGATGCTTCGATAGCGTCTTGGTCTAGTTCATTTTGGCACCAACCAATCACATCCGCTTCGGTCAAATCGTTGTAAGGAATGTAATCAGGCGAGGTGGGATCAGGCGTGAAACCACAAGTCCCGTAGCTAGTAGCGTTATAGGTCACAGCGTCATCGCCAGTGCCTTCTGTTTGCTCCGCGTTACACCGCCAATGCGCGACGACTACAGCGCCGTTCATATCTGCGGGTAAAAGGTCTCGTTCAAGGGTTGAGATGATCCATGTGAAAGTAGACATTAGTTATTCTCCAATTGAGTGATTCGTGCTTCAAGTTCTTGTATTGTTGCCACTAAAAGCGGCACAAGTTTGCTTTGGTCAATGCCTTGATACACTGCATTTCCATCATCATCTACAGCGTCCTTAGTGCCTGTGATTGCCTCTGGTACAACGTCTGCAACTTCATGCGCAAAAAAGCCATCAACAATGGTGTTTTCTTGGTCGGGAATAAAACTAAAACGCAAAGGATTCAGTTGTTGTAAGCGCTCTGTTGCATTTGTGAGACCAACAACATTTTCCTTAATTCGATAATCGGATGTTGTCGAATATAAAGTACCTGTGGTTGCAACATTGATATATCCATACTGTGTACCAGATACCTGAAAAGAAGCTCTTACGGTGTTGTTTGAGCCGTTAGAAACCACCTGGCCTGACAGGTAGAGGTTTTTGAAGCGATTGGTTGAGCCGCCAAGGTCAATTGCGGCGTCTCTAGCGGCACCAGCAGAAGTAGCAGGGCGAACGCCGTCAGCACCAAAAGACAAGAAAGCGTCATTACCTGCTGTACCGCCAACATATAAGTAACCGCTGACAGCACCAATACTACCGACTGCTGTGCTTTGCTTTCTAAAGACAACCAAAGAACCATCGTTAGCATTGTTTTTACCAATTTCAATAGCCGCATCATTGGCTGTTGTAGCTATTTCAACCTTGCCTGTTGAGTTGGTGCATCCAAAGCCTTTTTGATTACTAAAGCCACTAGCGGGGTTTGCAATTGTGTTACCCACCAACAAGTTGCCGCTTGTATCTATATCAACTCGCCTTAATGCATTTGTAAAAAACGAAATGCCTTGGCCTGAAGTGGCATATATATCGTAACCGCCGCCTCCACCTACAATAGAACTTTCGCCAATAAAAAACTGAGCCGACCCTGATTCTGTAAACGCCATATATGGTGTGTCAGCATCGTTTTCTAATAGTAGATTAGCTACTGCCCCATTAACTGTTGATTTTAACGTCCCGCTTGTGTCGATGCGCATCTTCTCGCCATTCCCGACAACAAAACCTACAGGGTGGGCAGAAAGAGAACCTATCTTTACAAAATCTTGCGTACTATCAGAACCCGTAATCATTGTCTTTGTGCCATCAGAGGCTTCAAAGAAGTTAGCTCCAGTGCCTTTGCTCAAATAAACACCAAGTCCGGTTCCTGTTCCATTTCCTCCAATACCGACATTACCGCTTGAGTCGATGCGCATCTTCTCCGATGCAGAGCCATCAAAAAACTGAAGGACGCCACCATCAGTCCCAATATAGTTACCGCCTGAAGCGTCCTGAATGCGAATATATGCGCCAGTGCCAGATGCTCTATTAATGTGCAAAAGCTCACTAGGCGAGCTAGTGCCAATACCCAACCGTCCTGAAGCAGTAAACCTAGCTTTTTCGTTATTGTTGCCGTCAAAAATGCCTAAAACAGCCGTTGTTCCACCAACACTGCCTGACCTTAATTTAAGAACATTGCCACTTGTGTTTGCGTTATAAATCGACCCTGCATTACTTGTTGTGTTTGCTGAAACACTACCAACACCATCAACAGTCAAACCATCAGCAGTCACAGTACCCGTAACGTCGATGCCTGATGAGGTGGTGGCAAAACGAGCGGTATTGTCGAAGTAAAGAGTAACTGCACCATCGCTTGCAAAAACTGCTTTATTTTCGGTTCCAGCGGCATTTCGTATATTGACGCCGCCATCGCCTTGTAGATACAAAGCACCTGTGCCAGTGTCTTGGACATAAGATGCGCTACCATCATGATAAATCTGTAGGTCAGAGCCAGCACCAAAGATGGCCTTGTCGTTGTCGCCAAAGGATATGTTTGCAGTCGTTGATATGGCGTTGGTGATAGCCCAGTTGGATCCATCCACCCGCGCAAGCTCGAACCCACCCGCTGTGGAGCCGTCATTGACATGAACTGAGTCGTTGGTGGTGTTGACGACTATCTCGCCCTCGGCACCTGTGAAGGCGGCTACCTGTGCGCTGGTGCCACGTCTAATCTGTAATTGTGTAGCCATTATCTGATACCTACTGTGATTGCAGTTCCGCCTGCGCTGTTTCCAAGATTATTGCTTTCTGGTTCAGAGCCTGTTAGCTCTGTGCCTGTAAATGTGACGAAGTAACTCTTCGCTGATGTCTGTGTCGCGTTGTCTGCCGCAACCAAAGTCACCGACTGAATAAGCTCGACCGCGCTACCTGAGCCATCATATTGAACACCACAAAAGAACTCGCCCAACTTAGTGCCTGCGTTCAACATCTCTTGATTGCTGTCGAAGGTGGCGTCTTTTCTCACCCTCACCAGCATTGCATTGCCTTCTTTTAGCCGGTCTGCGTCGATGTTCAGCCTAATGGTCAGCAGTATAACATTTGTGTGGGCAAGTCCTGCTGAATTCGCTGGCGCCGTAATCGTGTGGATCAGCTTCTCATCCTCTAAGATTGCCTCAGTCGCATTCGATGCCAGCGTGTGATTGGCAAAGGTCGCAACGTCACCCGTTATTAGACCCGCAGCGATAGATCCCGCCGTTATCGTGCCCATATTGGCAGAAATAGCCGACAAATCAGTGACGTTGAGTTTAGATGCGTCGATGCTCGAGGCGGCAATCTTCCCTGCCGTGATAGCGTTTGAGGCTATGTTGTCACTTTCAACAAACTCAAAGCTACCAATGGCACTGACTACGGCTGATGTCGTGATAGAGCCAGCTTGAATCGCACCAATGACAGCAGAATCGGAGAATATTTGAGACGTATTCAGTTCCGCACTAGTCAAACTGTTCGCAACCACCTCAGAAGCGCTCACGGAGTTCGCTTGGAGGGCTGATGCCGAGACCGAATTTGCTGCCAGCTTGTCAGCGTTTATCGCGCCGCTTGAGATGGAATCAGCGACTACGGCACCGGTTTGGAGTGAAGCACTTGAAATACTGTTCGCCGCCACGGCATTTGCCGTCACGGAGTTGGCAGCCAGTTGCGAAACTCCAATCGCCCCCGCCAATATAAGATTCGACGTTATGGCATTCGCTTGAATTTTTGCAGTCGAAATCGCGTTATTGCCGATGAAGGTCTCAGTAATCGTGTCGAGCGTTGCAACCTGCCCAGCACCTAAGCCTGTGAGGGTGGCTTGCCCTGAGCCTGCGCCGGAGAGCGTACCGTCAGCGTTTATCGTGACGTTACTGTTCACCAAGCCCGAAGCAGCATTCGCAACAGGGAGCAATCCAGAGGCTTGTGTGGCTAGGTTTAATTGGTCGTCAAGGTCTCCTGCTGAAATCGCCTTCGTCCACGTTGTTCCAGTGTAGCGATACAGCTTGGAGTCGGTGGTAAGCATCACCACTCGACCAGTGGTCAGGTTCGTAGTCGGTAAGGCTCCCACCCTCTCAATCGGTCTAATGGTGTCGCTGAATAAGTTTTCACCCAAAGTGCCTGATAGGTCAGCAGTGCTTATTAGCGTCGTGAAAGCTGGAACCGATGAGTCGTAGCGGTATAGCTTCTTGTCTGTAGTTAAGAAGATGACTGATGGGCCGGTGTATCCTGTAGGCGACGGCAAACTATTAACCGCTGAAATAGGTTCAACACCCGATGCGAACGACGCGGCAGTGATGGAGCCTGGGTCTACTGTTGAGGCTGTAAAGATGTCTTCAGACCACGCAGAACCAGTCCAGACGAAGAGAGTGTTCGTCGTGGTAAGTAGCTTAACCTGTCCCACATGGTCGCCAGTAACGCCTGTCAGTGTAGATACCGGCTCAATACCAAACGCATCGCCTGCTGCGAATTGGTCTAGCACCGTTTGAGCTAGGTCATCT